CTCACCATCTATATATAAGTCTTTAAATTGTTTAGCTGTGCTACCTAAATCAACAGTATTAGTTAATGAAGGAGATATGCCAGCAGCACTAATTTCTACATTTTGGGCAGGGCCAACTTTAGTAATTGGGCCACCTTCAGCAGATGTACCATCATGTGTATGTCCTGATGTAGAAAAAGCAGTAACTATTGCATCAAACTCACCATCTAAATCTGATGCATTAATTACATTACCATCAGCAATGTTATTACTTGAATCATTTCTTGTGTAGCCTGTACCCATTTTAAATTACCTCGTTGTTATCGTCTGTCAAAAGTACCATATTCTAATGTTGCAGCATCTAGTGAAAATGAAGGATTTGAATCATCAGAAAAAAATTGTACTGATGTATTAAATCCTGAACCTATTGTCTGTGCTGTAAATTTCTTTTTTAATCTACCCCCAAATACTGCTGTACCATACGTTGAAGTTATCTTTCCGTATACACCTGAAAGCCCTGCTGCAGTATTTGATAAAGCTATTGCCTCTGGTTGAACACTACCTTGTTCATTTAAATCAAACTTTAAACTTGCATTAGTTTCAAAACTACCTGTTGGCTCTGTATATAAATGTAACTTATATATAGTTTTTCTTAACTCTGCATCATTTAAAGGGATAAAAGGTGTAGCAAATGTAGCTTTAATATTAGAGCTATCAAAAGAGTTACCTGAATCCATGTTATACACATAACCATTAGTATTAGCAAATACTACAGTTTCTGTTTTAGATTTAAAATCACTATCTGCAACAAATGCTTTAAACCCTCTTATCTCAGACCAACCAAACATAGTTCCTTGTGGCCCTGCTAGTTGTGTTCCTAAAATACCTGTAGCTGCATCCTCACTAATATTATTATTAAAACCTAACAGTCTATATTGAGATTTACTTTTTATAGTGACACTAGAAAATGAGGTGTTACCTGAAATAACATCTGTTACTTCTTTTTGTATAGGTTTTGATATAACTGCTAAATCAAAATCTCCTACTTTATCTGATCCACTTAAAGATCTAATACCATCAGGGCCAAGAAATACTACATCTCCTGCAACCTCTCGAATAGTATCTGAATCTATACAACCTATGTTTCTAGTTACAGGTTGTAAGATAAAGTCAGCTATTGTATTACCTACTAATTTATCTATTTTATTTTCACTAAATATAATTAGTTGATCTCTAAAAGCAATTAAACCAGTTATATCAGAACCTACACTTATATTTCCTGCTCCGTTTCCTGTATCAAAATCATTGTCTGTATATGGTGCAGTAAAAGTTAATACATCTCCTTTAGCAAAAAATAATTGATTCTTATAAGATGCTATATGTGATGCACCTTCTACATCATCAGGTGCTCCTGTTAAAGGTGTATAAGTTGTTGCATCATATACAAATGGATAGTTAGCTCCATCTACACCTGCTATTTTTTCTGTTGTACCTATTCTGTATTTAGCAAATCTATTTACAGCAGTATTAGTTTTTGATGCTACTAAAAAAGTTATTGCTGCATTGTCACTAGGGCTACTAGCTAAATTAGGAGATATTGATACTGCTGCTTCTCCTGCACTATTAACTGTAGGTTGTGAAGTTACAGTATAAATTAAAGTTACTCCTGCAATAGTAAATGTATCCCCTGCTTGTGGTGCTGATGTTAAACCATCAATATTTAAAGTACCACCACTTTGACTTCCACCATTTACTAATGGTGTTCCATATTGACTTACATTTATTTGTGTAAATCCTGATCCTGTAGATCTAAATACACTATTATTTCTTACAGCTATTACTGATGATTGCCATGCAGCTAAACCATTTATAGTCTTTGTAGAATCTGTAGTAAATGTTACGTTAGCTTGATCAGCAGGGCTACTATCTAAACTTGTTGTTAATGTAAGTGTAGTTCTTTTAGTAGTAGTACTATGACTAACACCTCCTGATGCTACTGTATATGTTCCAGACACCCCTGTTATTGTTAATGTATCTCCTGCAACAGGAGTAAAATGTACATTACCTATTATTAAAGTTGTACCTGATTGACTAGCTCCATGCACTTTAGGGGTATTAAACCCTGGTACTATAGCACTATCAAATTTAGTATAACCTTTTACTTTTTTATAACCACCTTCAATAGATGGTTCAAAATTTCTTAATATCCTAGCTGTGCCAGGTTGTTGCACTCCTTGCTGTATAGGTGCTAAATTACTTATTAGCCCACCTTTAAATTCAAAAGCATAAGTTTGTAAATTATCAGGCATTATGAAGCCAATCTATAAACATAAGTACTACGTTGTGTTCTAGCTAACATAGTTGATCTAACATAAGTGTTCTTATTAATTAGAACCATTCTCATGTTTTTTAGACCATCTTTAAATTTTTTCTCAGCTACCATTGCATCTTGTGTATTACCTCTAAACATATATGCATAATACATAGAGCCATCTATAATTACGTTTCTATATATTTCTGGTATTTTAGGCACATCTGTAGAATCTACTAAATCTGTACTAGTTAAATAATATTCATAAACTGCTGTATATGCTTTATTAGGTGCAGGAGAAAGTATATATTCTAATCCATGCCCTTTAGCTACAAATACAGGAACACTTCTTAAACTTGTATCTGTAGTATATTCTTGCTCAACAAATCTATCTAAATATTCTTCATAAGTTAATACTTGTAATTTTTGTGTTCTGTTATTTAATGTAGTATCTTCTTTTATTCTAAAACTTTCAAAATCAATAGTTGTTGAATTAGCTGGAAAGCTATATCTAGTAACTCCAGCAGTTAATACATCTTCTTGCTCAACAAAGTTATAAGGCCATTCAGGATATTCTTGATCTATTTCTTGAATAGAAGCATTAACACTATCTTTTACTTGTGCATAAAATCCTGAAGCACTAGCAAAATTACTAGATGTAAGTTCTACCTCATTAAGCCTTCTATTGACTTCGTTAACAAGTCCTAAATAATTGTATGCCATTATGATTCCTTAATAGGAAGTATTACTGTTCTCTCAGCAATTGTTCCACTTGTATCTCTTATTTGACAACTAAATTTATATTTTAAATTATTTGTCCCTAATGCTACATTTATTGTAGCTACAGTATTAGTATTTGATTTACCTACAAACTGTATTCCATTTACTATATCATTAGCATTAGCTAATTCTGTTTTTACTCCTGAAGCATTATCAACAAACCAAATAACATTATCTATTGTTGCCTGATCATTTAAATATCTCGACCAGTCCATACTAAAATCTACTGTTTCATCAGGGTCTTTACTAGGCCATTTAAATGTCATATTAAGCTACCTTTACTGTTCTATCTGAAGCTGTTGTTCTTCTATGTACAAAAACTGTTCTACGTCTTTCAAAATTATTAGCCACTGTTGTGTAATCAAATTGAGTTGCTGTAATGTTTACACTTCCTAAACTTCCTGTTGCCTCCACTCCATCAGGTATAACTGTTATTTGTCCACTTATTGAATATCTTGATGTTCCATATACAGCAACGCCATATAATTCACCAGTAGTGCTTGATATAGTTCTAGTTGCCATTAATCAAACCTTATTATTGCTGTACTACTATCGGCAGTAGGAAAACCAACTATAAAATCATTAGCTGTTGTTGTTTTATCAGCACTAAAATCTAATACACAAATAGCATTAGTCGTACCAGAGCCACCATCTGTAGTGGAATTATATATTAAAGCACCTCTCACTGATAAAGATGCATTGGAAAATGTAGCATCATCAAAGCTAGTAAAACCTACTGTACCTGATGAGGTAGCAGTTTTATTAGTTAAATCTATTCCACCACTTGTATATCCTGCACCTACAACTTCTCCAGTAGTTGTAAAACTTGTAGTACCTGCACTTAATGCTGCACCTGCACTATATAAAGCAATCTTGAATGTATGCCCTCCAGATACAGAAAAATCATGCTTACCTTCAAGCAATTCTTTTTTAAATGACGTACATAAAGCCTGTGTTATAGCCATTACTTTACTTTCAAAAAAAAATGGGTAACCCTTTTAGCAAGAGCTACCCATGTATAAACAATATAGCATTAAGCTAATTGATCACGATCTACTTCATCAGGCCCAAGATCATTAGAAATGTCTTGTAAAACAGCCCAAGCACGAAATACACCAGTTGTAGGTACTGCACTTACTGTTGCAAGTGTTAGATCTAAAGTTAAATCTGATCCTACAACTACAGGTTGATAAGCTGCTGCTTGTTGAGTAATTGTACCTGTAGCAATTGATGATCCCCATGTAACTCCATCTACATTGTTATCAGCATCTACAGTTGAAACACCCATATCTATAGTGTAACCACCATCACCTACTTGTACCATTTCAAGTCCTGCTGCATACAACAAAGACTTAGCTGGAATATCCAAGACTTGAATTACATCTGCTGTAGCAAGAGCCGAACCTTTAGTTGTTGTAACAGTTGCTAAATTAACATCCGTTTCGATTTTATAAGGCATCTTACGGATAGCTCTTGAAGGATGTGTTCCTCCATTTATACCACTTGATTGATCTACTGTTGCCATTGTCTATCTCCTTATTAAGACGCAGTATTATATTTAGCCGTGACAATTGCCTCAGGTCTTAAAATCTTACGACCATAGAGGTGCATACCACGCACGATGTCAGCAAAGCTGTCAGGATCACGATAGCTTTCTGTTTTTGTAATCTGTTGAGCAGTAGCTACAGCAGAAGCATGTCCAGCTACTATAACACCAAAATTATCATTTTGATTACTTTTACCAGTAGTGGCTGAACCTGTACCTACTTGTGGCAGATTGTTAGATACATAAACTTTAAATCCATGTAAATTATTTACAACTAAACCATTTTGTAGTCCAGATCCACCAAAGTCTGAATTAAGTAATCTACTATCTTCATCTTTAAGTATTTCAAGAAATACAGGATCAACAACTAACCAACGATCTGCTGTATCAACAAATTGCTGATCTAAAAGTCTGCCCATTCTATTAATAACTTGTAAGCATGTGGCAGTATCACTAGATACTGAAGTTTGTCCTGGAAGTCTTGGAGCTAAAGGAATAGAATGATCGCCTCCTCCACTAATGTTAGCAAAGTCACTCTTCTTTAACTTCATTGAAGATAATAACTCATCATCACCTGCTGTTGAAACAGCATTAGTACCAGGAGAGGTTGTTCTAGCTGTATCAGCATTACCATGTTTTGCTGATTGTTGAAAGCCACAAAGATAACCAAGAACATCTTGATCATACTGATCTCTTAAACGATAAGCTGCACGATCAGATGCTAGTGATAAAAAGTTTATATGACTATGAGCCTCTTCAATATCATCCATTTTAAATGCATAATAATTGGCTTGGTCAACAACTAATGTGAAATCTTCATCATCAATATCTTCTGCGGTAATTTGTGTACCACGATTATAAGTCTGAACAGAAATTTCAGGTTCTTTGATGATTTTAACTGAATCACCCATATTTGCGATTTCACCAAAATAATCACTATTAGTAATATCTTCAACAATAGATGATTTACGGAAAGCAAGTTGTACCTGCTTGGAATAAATTACTGGGCTAAAATTACCATTAGGTAAATTGTTATGGCCCGTTGCTCTAGGAAAAGCCATGATAAATCTCCTCAAAAAATAAGTATAAGTATCCAACACGCATAACTTACACAATCATTCTAGAGGCTGTCTTTATTGGTGCATATTACTTAGCTAGGTAATATGGGCAATCAAGTTTCAGGTAATCTGAAAATTGCTTTGTTGCGTTATAAAATTTGTAAATGTAACTTGGTGTCCATATAGGGGCAAACTACATTTACATTAATTGTTGAACTATTGTTATAAATACAAATTGTTAAATGTCAAGTGCTAACGTGCTGAACCTGTTAAATCATATATAAATTTACCACTTTGCATTGCTTTTTGTATAGCTTCAGCATTAGCTTCGTATTGTTTAGGTGTCATTTTTTCTACATCAGACTCTTTAATCATACCAACTTCTGATGAACTATCAGGGTTTTTCTTCTGTGTTTTACCTACAGATTTAGCAGCACTTAATTCTTTGTCCTTAGTAGTTATCTTTTTAGTGCTAATTCCCATATCAGCTTTGTATAAATCTATTGCTCTAGCAGCAGAGTTGGCATCATGTTCATTTTCATATAGAGCTTTTTGAACCCACTCAGGTTGTTCTTCTACCCAATTATGAAACTCATCTTGCTCTCTAATCTCTACAAAATCAGGATGTTTCTTTAATAAAAGCACTTCTGCCTTTTCTCTTAAAGCATCTTCTTGCATTGCATTTATTTTTTTAAGTTTGTCCTCTATGTCTTTGGATTGTTCTTTAGCCTTTTTAATAGCTATAGTTTCAACAATCTGAGCTACATCAGGGTACTCTTTAGTCCACTCATCTAACTCTTCTTCTGATTTAGGTAACTTAATTTGTTTTTTTGTAGAAGCATCTAATTGATTTCTTAACTCATCTATTTGCTTTTGAAGATCATGCTCTTTCTTTTGTGAGTGTCTTCTTAAATCACCATATCTTTTTTTAAAACTTCTTTCTTCTGCTGTAGTAGGTTCAGGTTCTTCTTTTTCTTCAGGTGTTACATCTACCTGTTCAAGATTTTGTTTTTTTAATTCTTCTATTTCTTTTTCTTCTTTTTCAATCCGTTCTTTGTTTACAGATCTTTTAGCAAAACCTACCACTTTTTTTTGTGGTTGTACTTCTGTTTGTTCCATCACTTCTGCTGCTTCAGCCATTTTACTTCCTTTTTATTGGGGCTATCCG